AGAGCACCGGCCATGACGCGGGCGTGTTCCCTTGTCGAAGACCGTAGGCAGCAACAGCATTGTCTAAAATCGACAACGACAGACGCTCGTCGTGGTTGCCCGCGATCCAGACGATCTCCGCATCGGGGGCTGCACGCCTCAACTCAGCGAGGAACAGTGTCGCCCGGTCGATGGTGGCCTGCGAACTCCGCTGGAACGCGGGGGTGGTGCGGTACTTCCCGAACTCACAGAGGTCGAGATTGTCCCCGAGGAGCACAACCTTGGTCGGCTTGGCTGCCTTTGTGATCGCCAGCGCAGTGGATAGCGCAGATTCGTCGTGTATGGCCTCTAGATCGCCCTCAGAGCGACGAAAATACCCGAACTGTATGTCGGGGAGTACCACGGCACAGGGACGCTCAGAGCGCGTCTGAGAGGCTTTGGCTGTGGGGAGTCGAACTGGAGCACCTCGGTCGATGACTGGCCACTGCGGGCCTTCTGCCCACTTGGGATCGATCTGAACTCCGAAGAGGTCGTGAATCTCGGCCTCGCCATCTTCGTTCTTGGTGAGCGACTGGTAGACCGAGAGCCGTCGAACCTTGCCAACTTCGTCAAGGTCGATGCCGTTCTTCTCAAGAAGCCTCGCGATCTTGCCGAGGTTCTCCTTCTTGATCTCTTCCGAAGGTGGGAGGCTCTCTATGAACTCGCCCACTGGTTTCTCCACCTCAAGATCATCGAATCAGAGACTTCGATGCTCGTTGACCGGGTCACCGCATTGGCTAGCACCCGTGCTGAGATTCGACCGTTCTCCATTGACTCGCAGAACTCTTCCCAAGAGCCATCCTCTTTTTCGCGCAGTGCAACTTCGATGTCACGACGCTTGGAGTTTGGCCGGTGAGGTGGCTCGCTACGGAGTGCCTCCAGAAAGTCGCCCATTGTCTGCTCCTATCTGCCACGGACTTGCGTTCCGTGTCATGCTCGCTGGGCGCACGTTGATTTTGTATGCACGCCGTCTTTGCGACCATGCTAGCGCACCGGCAATGAACGTGTCAGGAGGGTGACCCGATCCGTAAAGATCGCCTGAGGTGACGTACTTGTGCTCGTTGTACGCATATTCAATGCGCGGGCTGCGGATGCCGTCCTGTTCGATGCCTGCAATGTATTGAGTGAAGACGGATTCGCGATCTCTACCGCGAAGAACGATGGGGCGAACGCGATGACGTTCGGTCGTAATCAAGTCGTCCACGACATTGCCGATTCCTGTCGCATCATGAGCGCACAGACCGCCGTATTCGTCTAGTACCCGGTCAAGGTCGGCCACCATTGCTGGCCACGGCTTGCGACCAGTGCGGAGGAAGAAGACCTCGCGCCACGGATCGACATCGGTGCGGAACGTGCGGATGATCGTGTAGTCGTGCTCCTTCGCCCAGTCGGCTCCAGTGACGTAGGTTCCTTCGGGGTCAGGAAGTTCGACCACGATCCGCTCATCGATGTCTCCTTTGTACATGCCAATGCTCATGTCGAACATGGCATCGACAAACGCTGTCTCAATGGCACGGCCATCGAACGATGGCTCCTGTAGGTCATACTCAACGTCGAACATGCGCGAGGACACTTCCATGCGCTTGCGCTCAACTTCTTCAAGAGAGAGCCAGCCGGGATTCTCCTCGGTGCCCACGGATTCTCGCCAGCACCATTGGAAGACCGGCCAATCTTTCTCGTTCGCTCTCTTGAGCAACTCGGTCATCGTGCCATCGGGATACTGGTGGGTTGACGAGACAACTGTTTGCGCCTTCAACCCGCGACCATTCATCGGCTGACCCTGAGCAGACTCAAAGATTTCCAACTCCATCTCGTCTACCTCGTCCATCCGCAGACGCTGGGGGTGAGGCCCTCGCACAGACTTCTGAGATGCCATGAGCGCAAGAATCCATGCACCGTTCTTGAGCCGGGTCATGTACTTGGTCGGGTCACCGTCAACTAGGTCGGCTGGAGCACGGTTGTAGAGCCACCGTTCCTGAGTCACTTCGTGAACTCGCTGCGACTGGGATGCCGATCCACCGAGCACCGTGATCTGAGCACCGAGGGTGGCAGCCTCAACCGCACACAAGGTGCCCATCAGAGTCGACTTGCCACCGAAGCCTCGCGATGCCTTCCAGATTGAGATCGGACTCTTGGCAAAGTACGCATTCGCCAGAGCGTCGAACGGTGCTTGATGGTTCGGGCACACGGCATGGCGGGGGATGGTCATGCCCCACACCACGCGGAGGTAGTGCCACAACTCGTCGTCGTCCTCGGGCAGACGACCGATCACAAGACTCATGGTAAATCCTTGTCGTCGTATCCCCGTCGACGGCACTTGGCACCGAAGTGGGTGTCACGACCTTTCTGACTCATGCCTGCCCATATGCCCATCGTCTCAAACTCCCGCGAGAGAGCAAGCGAATACTCTCGGCAGTCATCGAAGACCGGACAGGTGGCGCACACCTGCTTCGCCTTCTTGACCGCCCGGTTGTCGCCACGCGATGGGAAGAAGAGACTTGTGTCCATCCCCTTGCACGCTGCTCGTTCACGCCATTGCTCGTCCATATCGTCCTTTCGTTATTGCCGGGGAGAACGCGGGTCACGCGCACGCGGAGCCTACGGCTATCCCCACATCAATCAGAAGAGGGTAGTGACGATACGGATCACGGGGATGCACGGGTCGTCACCTTCTTCGTGTGCTAGCACCTCGTCCTCGGTGAGCATGTCATCATGCTGCATACATCCGAAGATGATCCAATCTTGCTCTAGCCCGTAGGAGAGCCACTCCTTGATGTCCATCGCCAGATGCTACTTCATCTCCCCGTCGTCGCAGCAAGAATCACGCTGGCCACACGCCAGACAGCGGTAGTGGGCGTGCTCGGGGCGCATCTGCCCTCCGCACCATTGGCATTGCTCCGACGTATCCGAGGAAAGTCTCCCCGCCTTTGCGGTGTAATCGGTGCAGGCGAGAGGAGTGCGCTCAATCACGACGGGCCGAGTTCTACCCACGCCATCTCAAAGGTGCAGGTCGTGGTTGAGTTGCCGAGGTTCTGAATCGACGCAACGTAATCCGTGTTGGCTGCCAGCGTCCAGAAGATGGACGTAAAGAGACCACCGCCGGTCTTGTTGCCCGCCGAGGGCACAATGGAGTCAACCAGTGTCGTGCCACCCGAGACCGATGTCGGGTTGCTGTACAGCGTCAGTGTGGTGCCACTGGTGTGCGAGCGGTTGATGTTGACCGGCGTGATCGCGGTGGTGCCATCGGTGACCGTCGGGGCTTCCACCGCCCTGAACTCCACGCTTTGAGTAGCAGCCTCCAATGACCAATGGATCAGGAGTGCTTCCTTGGCACCCGTCTTGATCTGGAAGTACGCCGTAGCGGACATAGCCACCGAGAATGCCACCGCCACTGAGTAGGCATCACGACTGCGTGATAGGTCGAATGCGTCGCCGTTGATTCTTTGTTGCGTCATGCCACGATTCTGCCAGAGCCAGAGGGAACTCGGTAGGTCTTACATTGCTGTGGAGGATATGAGCCTTGCGCCCCTGTGCAGAAAGTTTCTGGCGACTCAGAAACAATGGCCTCCACGCGAATGCATTGGTGCTCGTCTGCCCCACCAGATTTTTATTGTGAATGATTGGCAATAACAATCTCAGAATCTGGCAGGAGGGTGGGGGTGTGGCCAATACGCCCGCAGGGCTGAAACGCCAAGAAAATCGGGGAGGGGGGTTATCCACAGGGTTATCCACAGGCTGTGGATAAGTTTTCCACAGGTAGGCAGGTTATCCACAGGCTTATCCACAGACTTATCCACAGAATGTCGTCTACTTGACATAACGTACATTATCGGCGTTTGGAGTGTGCGCGAGGCTCATTGATGCCTGTCTCAGCCAGCCGAGGCGTGTGGACGGGGCTAGGACGGCCATACAAGGCACCTGAGGCACTCTGACATCAATAACGATCTCTGTGCGCTCTGGTGGCCTCCTAGACCCCTCTAACGCTTACCTGAGATACATCGCTATGAAGAGAGCCACTAGATGCTCTTCATACTCCCCCCGTGGCACCACCCTACGCAGTAGTGCAGCCACTTCAGCCATCTGCTCTTTTGTCATCCCCGCTTGCATTGTCTGAGCCATCATCTGCTCCCTCGTCATCGTCATCATCTAGGGTGTCTGACTCTAGTGCTCCCCGTACCTGCTGGCCTGCCTCCTGCAATGCTTGAATGTACGAAGCCTTATCCCCGTCGGCCACGATGACTGTCTGGCTCCCCCCGCTTACCTCTAGTTGCTGGGCTGCATTCAATCCGTAGAGCCTCTCCATGCGATCCATCACCCCGAGTGCTGCGTTGATACTGGGCATATCCTTGGCATTCACATCTGGCCACAAGAGCATGAGCATGTGCTCCAGCCTCCCGTAATGGATTCTTCGTAACTCTCCTGCGTTCTCTTGCTCCGCGTTCTTCATCCCCCGCATTACGGCCTTACGGGCAGCACTGGCATCGTTGTAACCTAGGTGCTCCGCTATCTGTGCATATGAAGCACCAGAGAGTTTCAGTGCCATCGCTCTCCGCGTCTTCTCCCCCACCGCCATCTTCTTCCTTAGCGGTACAGGGTTCTCTATGAAGACCTCTTGTCCATCATCGATAATCGCTCCGTAGATGACCTCTACATCTCCCTCCCCCACCTCCTCGGTAATAGACGTTTCCTGTCCTTGGTCTTCGGGGATTGCACTCATGTCCTTATCCTCCACACATATGGCCGACTGAGACACCCTAGCATGGCTTTAGACACCCCTGTAGGGCGTTCTAAGCGACCTTATTGCCGACTTGGGGTGCTGGTACTAGAGGCTCTATTTGAGGCTTTTAGACGGCGTTCTACGCGCTATTACGCGGATCGCTTTCGGCTCTTCTTCGGCTCGCCCTCTAGGTGCCATTGGATGTGATCTGACAAGTCTTCTCTCACGCCGTCGACCTTAGATTCGATCCTGTCCAGCACTTCCATATTGCGGGCGTGCTGATCGGTGTTCCTACGGTCGAACCGTGCCAGCAGCCACATGAGCGGGCCGGTGATGAACGCTACTGCTAAAGGAATCCACCACATCTCATTCGGCCTCTACGTCGTAAGGTCGGTTCTGCTGATTCTTAGTCTCCGCGATCTGGAATGCTGCATTCAACTCCTCGCGGGTGATCTGCCCATCGTCGGCATATGCGCGAGCCAACTTTTCGATCACATGAGCAGATGCGCTTACCCCGGCGAGTACTGCTGCTTTCCACACCGGGATGCCACCGACGATCGATGCTGATCCGATCATCGCCATTGCTGAATAGGCGAACGTCGCCATGATGCGAAGCACTACCGGGCCGATCATTACTCATCCCCCACGATCGTTCCGACAACGTGCATCACAAGGCTGGCAATGCTGATCCAGATTCCCCACTTGAGCGTGTCCCCTGAGAGAGTGATGAGGACTAGGCCGATTCCCCCGACCGTCCACGCCATGTCGCTGATCTGATTCTTGAACTTCCTGAGCATCTTTAGCCCCTTGACCGAGTTCGGCCACTGGGCGAGGGCACGATGACAACTACTGAGGTGATTGCAATGATGACACGCCTCTCGGCCACTGTGATAGTGCTGCCAATCGGGACGTACTCGTCGTAGTCCCCGCTGTAGATGTCGACCGTCTGCTCAAACTCCTCCCGCACTTCCAGTGGTGCGTCGGGTGCCGGTGCGGGCGGGTTAGTGGTGATCGGTGATGTGGGTGAGACTTCCGTCGTAGAAGTTGTCGAAGTAGTCGTCGTCGGCTTCAACGACGTTGTCGTGGCGATTGTTGTGGGAGCCACCGATTCCGTGCTGGATGGCAAGGTCAACGAGGTGCTTGGTGCGCTCGTCACGGACGGCACCAATGATGTGGTGGAGGTTGTGGACGGAGCCACGGATGTGGTGGTGATCGTCGTCGGGACAGGCTGTGACGTTGTAGTCGTAGGAGGTGTCGTAGTCGTCGTCACCGCCACGGTTGTCGTGGTAGTCGGCGCGACCGTTGTCGTAGATGACGAGGTCGTCGTCGGTAAGGACGTAGTGGGTAGAACTGTCGTCGTCGTGCTGGTTGTCGTCGTGGATTCGACAGGGTCGCCAACGTCCACAGCGGGGACAGTGGTACTTGTCGTGGATGCGACCGTGGTGGTTGTCGGTGCGATCGTCGTCGTTGTCGATGTAGTGGTGGTTGTTGACGAGGTTGAGGTTGAGGTACTTGACGAGGTTGTCGACGTAGTTGAGGTGCTCGTCGTTGATGTGGTCGTGGTTACCACCGGCTGGGTAGTGGTCGTAGTCGTTGATGAAGATGATGTGGTGATCGCCATTGTCGTCGGCGGTGTGTATTCCTGCGCCCATTGAACTGTCCCCGTACCTGTCGTGCTGCCGTAGGAGCCGAATCGTACAACATAGGTGCCTGCATTGGGAAGAATGCTGATCTTTGATGCGTAACAGTTCTGCTGGCTGTAGTTGCCGTCGTCGTCTTGGGTAACCAACACCCCCGCCGAGTCGTACAGATACAGGTAGGGATCAAGGTGCTGATTGTGGCTGAACTCCGCGCATGGGATGTTGGAGTCGAACGTCACATGGAGCGTGGTGTTGCCATCAAGCGCGATCCCTACATCGGTGTAGGGCGAATCAGTGGTGATCGTGACCGAGGTCGGCAGGTTCGATGCGGTGGCTGGGGCAAACCATGCAAGAGTGAAGAAAGCGATGAGGAGGAATCTGCTGATCCCTCGGCACCACCGTGCCATGACCTACAGGCTGGCGTTCAATGCACGCCAAGTCTTCGGCCCAGCAACTCCATCGCTGGCGAGACGGTGGCGACGCTGCCACTGCTGAAGTGTGCGGTGGGTGACGTTGCCGAAGACACCGTCCACCGTGGTGCCGATGATCTGCTGAATCCACTTGACATCATCTCCACGGCTACCCCGGCGAACCGGGCGACCGGGGTACTCACGCTGCCCGCTCTTGGGAGCCTCGGCAGGAGCCGGTGCTGGCTCGGGTGCTGATTCTGGCGCACTGGCTGTGATGACCTTGTAGGTGGCGGGGCCGACAATGCCGTCGACATGGAGATCGTTCTCGGCTTGGAACTTCCGCACTGCTGCCTCGGTCTGTGGGCCGAAGTCACCGTCGATGGTGATTCCGAGTGCTTCCTGCACTTCCTTGACCTGCTTGCCCTTGCTGCCACGCTGGAGCCACGGTGTCTTGCCAGTGGGAGCCTTGCTGGTGGGCTTGGCTGGGCGGGGCTTGACCTCAGGAGTGCGACCAAGGGCTGCCACGAAGGCTGCTTCCATCGCATCCGCATCATCAGCGAGATCGTTGCTGATCTCAATGTGAACCCAGTCCCCGCCGGGAGCACCACTGAACGCACGCTTGGAGTAGGTCATCCAGTCGGCTCGGTCACACTTCCACCCACGCCCGTAAGGAGCGGGGTAGTAGTCGAAGATTGCCTCAATGCCGAGGGCATCCGCGTTTTCCGCGAGGAAGTCCATCATGCGCTCGGCATCTGCGTAGTTGCCCGTACCGCGATACGGGGCACCACGCCAACTGAGATCGC